GTTGTTAGTGGTTATCCAGAAGTTTTCTTAAACAATCCCAATATAGACGGCAACTTCGCATTTACCCAGCACGGTCTTTGGTCACAGATCTACAGCAATGAGGACTATGAAGTAATGGCTTGGGATCCTTATTTCCACGAAGATTGGATTAAAAACACACCAAGGCATTTAGTGGAGATCTGGTCTGAATTGTTAGACATAGATTGCCTTAACCTTAACCCCGAACTTTATTTTTCTGGACCTGAGGTTGAGGAACTACAAAGTATGATCCAAACAGATAGGCCATTACTTGTAGTACAATCTACCGGTGGAGCAAATCCAGGACATACCTCTTGGACTCGTAATCCACCAACAGCAGAATTGGAAGAGTACCTACAAAAATTTAGTGATTCCCATTACATAGTACACCTGGCGGTTCCAGAAACCCCAGTACTTAAATCAGCAAACCAAAGGGTAGAAAACCTAACTCGGAGACAAGCAATGTGTTTGGTACACTATGCCCAAGAGTTTGTTGGTATAGATTCATTTGGATTACACGCCAGAGCAGCAAATCTAAACGCTGGTCCCAGTCATTTCTTCTTCATTTATCCAAATGCAAAGGTTAGGCTTGGGTACGACAAAAACACTTTTAATTACATACCCCTTAACGAAGAGGTAGAACAGCTAATTGCCCAGAATTATTCTTACTACGCCAATGTGATGCAATACAGCATAGAAGAGGCACCAGAAAATTGTCCGGTGCCTGCAGGTATGAAGTGGTTTGATATTTAAGGTGTAGTAAGTGGACAAGTGCCAGCGGCAAGTGCTGTAATTTCTTCGTCTGTAAGAGATCTGTCATATAATTGCCAATCGTCCATTTCTCCGTTAAAGTAACCATCGAATCCTGCTGCAACTCTTCCTCTTCCAACATTTAAAAATGCCCCACTTGCTGTATAAGAAGATCTTGTGCTAAATCCATAAGATGTTCCATTAACGAAAACCTCAAAATTATTTGTTCCTGCGTTTTGTCGAATACAAACATGCGTCCAGGTATCTGCTGTAAACGTCATACCAGAAACACCGGCGTTTTGTGTTCCATAAGTAATCAATATGTTACCTAAACCTGGTCTTAGCAAAATTCTCATACCACTTGAACCAACAACACGTTTGTCCCAAATACTCATATTATCGGTTACATTATTTAATTTAACCCATAAAGAATATGTCCAACCTCCCGTTCCAACTGGTTCCATTAAATTATTATTACCGAATGGTAAATATGAATTCGTTCCGTTAAAGGATGCTGACTGTCCAAATTTACCTGAAGTTAAAGAAACATTAACAGGAGATATAGTTCCAAAAAATGCCTCACCGAGGGTTTTAGTATAATCACCATCGAATTTATAATATCCCATTATACTTGTTGTGCTTATAAGTTCGGCGGGACAAACAACACCTTCAGAAATTCCAACTACTGTTCGTATAAGATTCAGGTTTAAATTTAACATAATCTTTTTTTATTATTGTGGCGGGTTTAGTGCATCTTGTTCAACAAAACTTATCCAAGATTCAAGCCCCGAGACATTTTTTATGAATTGGTTTCTTATAACTCCCTCATATTCTGCTGGGGGTCCAGGATAATACATAGCTAATTGATCTGGTCCTGTTACAAAAGTGAATTGACCAGAAGGATCTACCCAGGTGTTATCCCCGTTTGGGGTATACCCTGCACCACTGAAGTAATTGTTTATTTCTTGCTGGGTCATAATTCTTGTTTTAGTATAGTGCGTAAGCTGTGCCTGCAGAAACTGAAGTCACATTGCTAACTCTGATTGGCTGGTAACCAGCAGGAAGTGAAACAGTCAATGTCTGTCCACCTGCAGTAGTCATAGCTACATCAGCTGCATCAGTCAAAAGCAATGAATAATTTCCTACCCCTGCCAAAGTTCCAGAAGTTGCTCCAGGTGTGATGGCTTGGATATTCTGTGCACTTGCATATTGCAATTCTTGTGCAATTGCTTGTAAAAAACTTGATGCTGACCAAGTGTCGAGTGCGTCTGGTGAAGTTATCATAGTTGTTTATTTATTTCTTTTTTTAGTCAAATATTTTTGGGTCATAATTTACAATAGGTAATTCCTTAACCCATTCTTGTCCAGGAATGTCTGAAATCTGTATCTGATCTTCAGTAGCTATGTAGTTATCGCTTGTGTCCTTATCAAATATCCAGTAGGCACCTTTGCTGTAACATAATTTGCCGCCTATTAGATCAGCCTGTTCTTGTGTAAGTATTGCTCCTCTTTTCATGTTATTAAGTATAAACTATTTGTAGTGTACCGGTACTTGTTCTGTAGACCTGTCCATCTACTAAACCACCTGTTTTAGCAGCGGCGTTATCAGAATAGGTTGGTACTGTTTTAATGTAAAGTCCTGTGACGTGAGCTGTACATGCTGCTACCGAACTTAGACCATGTCCCAGTGTAACAGCACAATTATGGGTGACTGATGAATTAGCTCCGAAACCCATACCGTAAGATGAACTAACACATACAGCATCACCGTAAGCCATAGGTACAAAACCACCAGTTATTTGGTTACTATTTCCAAAGACCCTACCGTAACTACCACCAGACACTGAATTACCACCACCGTATACTAATGTTCCTATAACGCTCACGGTATTATTACCACCAAATACATTACCTGTGTTACCACTAACACTATTCTCGTTACCTACGATATTACTATACGTAGAGTTAGAATAGTTATTATAACCTATAAGTGTAGACCAGTTATAAGGTGCGTTGTTATATGATGTGTTGTTCTGACAGTTCTTAGAACCTATAACAACACCAACACCAGCAGCACAGTGAATATTTTCATAACCAATATTAACTGGACCCCTTGTATTGGTATTCCAAGCATTGCACTGATAAACTGTGTTATTACCAATACTGATATGTGGTGGTTTTGTAGTTGCAATATCTGTAATTGTATTATCTCCAATAACTACAACACTTGGTCCTGCATAACCAACTGCACCACTACCAATAGAAACACTATCTGAACCAGGAGCACAAGCACCATTACCAATAGCTACACTATTTAAGCCGCTTGCTATAGTTAAATCACCGATAGCTACAGATTTCGCTGCTGTTGTACAAGCCCTATTTCCAATAGCTACACTTTCTGTTGCACTTGAACAGGTTCTGGCGAAAATACCCATTGCAACCGAACATGCTGAATTAGCTTGTGACTGAACACCTGCTGAAATAGAACCCGTAGCGCCGGCCGGAACACTACCACAAATAGATATTGATCTATCTCCCCGGGCACCGCCTCCAATAGCAAGCGAACCTTTTTGAGCAGTAGCTTGTCCAATAGCTATATTTTGTGTAGTTGAAAGAGCACACTCTGCTACTGCGCTCTCTCCAATAGCTATGGATTCTACTGTACATGCTTTAGCATTATTACCAAGAGCTATTGAACATGCTCCGTATGCTGCTGCCCCGATAGTGGTTAGTGTAGGAGCACTTTGCATTGAATCCGTACCAGTACCACCGATTAATCCAGGATCTCCACCGCCGGCACCTGTTGGTCCGATTGGTCCGGTTGGACCTGTAAGTCCGTTAACCCCCGAAGAACCAGACGAGCCTGAAGATCCTGATGAGCCCGATGAACCTGAAGATCCTGATGAGCCCGATGAACCCGAAGAACCAGATGTACCGTTAACCCCAGATGAACCTGAAGAACCAGACGAGCCTGAAGATCCTGATGATCCGCTAGAACCTGAAGATCCTGATGAGCCCGATGAACCCGAAGAACCAGATGTACCGTTAACCCCAGATGACCCCGAAGATCCTGATGAACCCGAAGATCCTGATGAGCCCGACGAACCCGAAGATCCGCTTATTCCGATTGGTCCGGTTGGACCTGTAAGTCCGTTAACCCCTGAGGTTCCGCTAGTTCCGTCGTTACCGTTGTAAGCAATCTGGCTTACATTGACCCAAGCAGAAGCAGAGTTTGGAATACCAACTCCAGTCTTAGCTTGTAATGTAACAGCAGTTGAAGTAGTCTGCCAATAAATTTCTACAGTGTCACTATCGTTTAGTGCTTGACCAAAAAATTCAAAACTTACCAATCTCTCTGTTGGTACACCCGCAGACTTACGTGCTGCAATTGACATGGTGTGAGCAGAGTTTGGAAAATCAACACCGTTATACTTTAACCAGAAGGTAATATCTTGTGCTCCACCGTCAAGGTTAGAAGCAAGAGCATTAACTACCAATTTGTAGTAACCAGCTTTGGAGATAGTTACAGTGCCTGCTGATTGGGTAATCCCGTTATTAACCGAGGTAGAGTTAAGAGTAACTTTGGTTGGTGTGTTTATGATAGATACCGACTGATCTGCGGTAGAATAGAATGAACCAAAATATCCAGTAGCACCACCAGCACCGTCTACACCTGAAGTACCTGAGGTTCCGCTAACTCCTGATGTTCCAGAAGTACCTTGTAAGGCAACAACTGCACCAGTATCTTTGGTAACATAAAAGTTGTCGTCTGTCTTAGCCCATAATGTTGAGTATCCACTTGGTGGAGTGGAAGGTCCGGTGGCGGACTGTAGCATTCTGATACTTACGTTGCTCATAATTAGTTGTCTTATTTAAATATGTTTAGGAGTCATTTTTCTCCTTTGTTTTTTATTTCTTTGTAGATTTTAATTCCCGTAAGAAGAATCATTAGAACAGAAAGCGTTATCTTTAAAAACATATCTATACTTAGGGATGTTATCCCTAAAACCATAAGGTTGGCGGGGATAAGTTTTTCTTGGGCTACTACATTACCTAAAATTGCAAATAATCTCATAATTACTGTTGTGAATTAGGTAGATTGTCTTGGTAAGCCCAATATTCTGGAGATCCCTCATAAGGTCTACCCTTGAGGTACATTTTGTTATACCAAGGCACCCTTCTATCGGGTCCAATTGTTCTGTCATCATTGTAATCGGGATTCTGATATTCTGGAAGTTGTCCAGTTTTAGCAAACTGAGTACAATAGGATCTCATTCTCACCAACCAATACTCCCCTTGATCTTCGTTGCGTCCCACCATGTACTTGATCGTATCCAGATCCAGTGCGGTAGAATTTTCATTGTTAAACTGAAGTGCTCCCTTGGTGGTTAACTTATAGGAGACTGTGGTAAAGAGTTCTGCGGTGGCAAATGCCATGGTTGCTTGTTGCAGTTCATTATCCAACAGATTCTTATACACTGAATTTGCAGGATCTGAAATGGTACCGTTTATGATGAGGTTGCTGATCTTATCGTATAGATCTGATCCTAAAACCCCTAAACATTTAGTACGCTGTACTTTTAGTATGGCATTACGAATGAACTTGGTGTCTACGTTTTCCAGTACATCCGTATTTTCTTTTAGTTTTGCCTCGCTTACAAATAGAACTTGATTCATTATTGTGGATTATTTTCGGCGTCTATATTGGTTTCTGTGATCGATTCCTGATCAACAGTTAATGGGTCGTAACCGATTAGATCTCTCATTTCGTCTTGTGTTAAAATGTCTTTCATAATCGATTCAGAGAATGCGTAGTTAATTGGTGGTAGATTTTCGAATTCAGGTTCAAATCCCAACTTCAGCAATCTTTGGAGTACTTTAGATACTGTTTCTTGGGCAGGTTTAATTTCGGTATTCATCATCAGTTCATATGCCTCAATTAATTCTGTTCTACCCCCTAGTTGTCCTGGTGTAGCAACACCAAATAGGATTGGATTCGTTGCCTGGTGCCCCACTAAAATCTGATTACGTACAATTTCCATAAAGTCATTATACTTTGTGTCAGAATCGTTTGTAGCAATAGGTTCCATGGTAACTCCTCCATCCCCGTTGCTGAACACTAACATTATCTCCCCTGCATTTGTCGATCCTGCATACTGATTTTTCAGTTCTCTATAGATGTAATC